TAACCATTCCGGGGCTGGAGTAAAGGGGTTAGCATGGGTGATGGAATAGAACTGACTGAGGAATCGTTACGAAGAGCGGCCATGATCGAGGATGGGATTATCCCTCCGGAAAGAGTGGAAGCGAAAACGGAAGCGGAGCCAACGTCGGAACCAGTGGAGAAGACCGAGTCGAACCCCACGTCGACAACAGAACCCGCAACAGAAAATTCGCCTTCCCCGGCCAAAGTCGGGGACAAAAAAGGTGATAGTTCTTTAACAACGACAGAGTCTGAGAGTCCGGTTGAGTCATCCGACAAGGCCAAGGAGCCGAGCAAGTACGAGAAGCTGAAGAATCGCCAGCAGAAAGAATGGGAAGCCATTCAGCAAGCGAAGGCGGAATCTAAGGCAGAAAAGGAACGTTTGGAAAACGAGCGCCAGGAATTCCTGCGCGAGCGTGAACAGGCACGGAAGACCGACCAAGAGAGACCGACAGGCAAGTTTGATGCGACCGACTACCGGAACGCTGCGAAGCAGTTTCGAGAAGAAGGCCGAGAAGACCTTGCCGAGCAAGCCGAAAAGAAGGCGACAGAAGTCGAGCGATACGAACTAAAGCAACACGAACAGAAGGTCAAGGAGCACGGAGAGAAAGCCTGGAACGACAATCTCTCCAAAATGGCAGACAAGCATCCAGAACTGAAGGACGCGGAGTCTCCATTGCATAAGAAAGTTTCGGAGTTGCTAAAGACGAAGGCAGTTCTTCGTCAGTACGCCGACGGAATCGTCGACGCGGTAGAGATCGCACAGCTTGCCTTGAAGACGGATAACTCAACCGGATTAGCAGATGAAGTCGAAAAGCTCCGCAAAGAAAATGCGGAGTTTAAAAAACGTTTACAACCTGGAGTTGGTTCACCGTCAACACCGGCGCCTAAGAAGCAGTTTAAGGATTTATCCTCTGCAGAACAAGGTGCCGAGCTCCGCCGAATGGCAGTAGAATTTGACGAAGCTAACTAAGGTTTAGACATAGGAGATAAAATTATATGGCACTAGTAACCTCTGGCTCGCTCGCAGCGGCCTACCAAGAGTACTTCTCGAAAGAATTACTCCAACGTCAATTACCCATCCTTCAGATGGAACAATTCGGAATGAAAGCGGCTCTTCCCCGGAAAAACGGAAACAAGCAGATTCGCTTTTTTAGATACGACAACCCGAGCATTAGCTCGATCATCGAAGTAACCTCAGAAGGCACAAACCCTGGATCGAACGAACGTCAGTTGACCCTGTCGACTGTCGGCGCGACCCTCCAGCAGTTTGCCAGCTTGGTCAAGCTGTCTGATATCTTGCAAGCCACAAACTTGTTTGATTCCATGGCACAGGCCACGACTCAACTCGCAGAAGATCATGCGCTTCACGCGGATACATTGGTGCACCGTGTGCTCACGACCGGAACTACCTCCGGAACTGGCACTCTGTCAACCTCGGTCCGCTACGCGCAGAACAGCAACTCGACGGCATTCATCGCCGCGACAGCAGCCAACTCGGCCTTCACGGCACTCGACTTGCTCGATTCCGTGACGTCACTTCGGGTTGACAAGGCTCCTACAATCAAGGGCGGATACGTCCTGGTTGCAGATCCTCGTACTGCTCGTTCGATCCTCAACGATGACGACTATATCCAGGCGCATCACTATTCGGGCACGGACAGCTTGCTGAAGGGTGAAGTTGGCGCGTACTACGGAGTGAAGACTCTGTTGTCGCACAACATTCTGTCCTTCGGTTCTGCTTCTGCTAATGCCATTTCTGGCACTGCAGCAGCGGCCTACAACTCCAGCACAGCGCCTTTCTTGGCGAACATTGTGCTCGGTGACCAGGCATTCGGCGTACCTAGCCTCACAGGCGACTCGCCCTATAGCCCCAAGGTTCTGATTGCAGAAGGTCCGGACAAGTCCGACCCTCTGGATTTGGTAACCTCGGTCGCTGTCAAAACGTTCTACACCGCGGTTCAGTTGAACGGAGCGTTCTACCGAGTCGTGTTTAGCCGTTCTGAAGTCAGCTAATTAACATGGGCGCGATCGTATTAATGATCGGGCCCTCGGCAAAGACTCGGGGAGGCAAAAACCTCCCCGGGTCCGAGCCTAAAAAGAAGGGGTCAAAAATGGCTAACACTGTAAGCATTCCGATCGAAAATCTAACTATCTCGCAAGAGACCGAACAGGCCGAGCCTATGGTCGGCGATATGGTAGAATTGACCGGAGAAGTTGTTGAAATCAAAGAAGGCGTTGCCATGGTTCGCGTAAGCGAGGCAGAAGGAGAGATGGAAGAAGAATCTCCAGAAGCCGAAACCGAAGGCGAACGTCTCAGGAATGCAGCCGTCGAGATGGACGGTGGGGAGATGATGGACTGATGCCACTCTACGAGTACGAAGACAGGGACACCGGGGGCGTTGTAACGCTCGAGCGTCCGGTAGGTGAAAGGGACAATGTCCCAAGTAAACTAAAACGACGCAACTTTCCCTCCAGCTTCAGACTTGTTAACTGTGGTTCAGACCCAGCACACCACCCAGCGGCCATGGACGGTCGCAACATTCTTAAAGGTTATCACGCACTAGAACAAAAACTCGGCTCCAAGTTCCGCCCAAGACATAGAGCCGATACAATCAAACAAGTTTGGGCAAAACATAGGAAATTAGATCCATGAGTGACATCAATCTGCGTCGCGAATTGAAAGCAAAAGGCAAGCCCATCCGGCTTGATTCAGCCAAGGAAACAGTTGCCGTCGAGTTTATCACGACAGCGACCACAGGAACATTTGTCTCGGGTACCTCTACCCTTGGCATCACAGTTCGGCTGAACGGCACTAACTACAAAATCCCGGTCTACAGCTAATGTCTGCAGAACTAGATCGTTTTGGAGCTAGGAACGGTTTTACCGTTGGCACCACAGGCGTCTCCGGACAGGCATATTGGGCAATCCAAATGCTGGCCGACACGACCTTCAGCGCCATTGCAGGAGACTTCGATGGCACACTGACAGGCGTGACGATCGGTTCCGGAAACATAATCTACGGACAGTTCAACAGCTTCACTGCTGGAACTGGACGTGTGATCGCCTACAAGGGCTAATTACCTATTAGCAGTCAACCCGCCAAAGGTTCAAGTCCTTGGCGGGTGATTGCATTGTAATTTTATGCCAAGATTGTCTCTAGGACTAGGAGTGCAAAACATCCGCAAGGTTGGTGGTGGTGCTGCGCCTGGTGGGATTAACGTTGCAACCACAAACGCAATCGTTCTTTCTGGTCTTACTGGTGGCTGGACAGACCTACACGGAACTTACACAAAGTCGGGAGATCCCACTAATGTATATAATGGCGGCGTTGACGGGCTGGCAACTGGTGCAGTGTATTTCAATTCGGATTATTCTGGTGGCAATCGAGATGGTGCAGCAATATGGTATGGTTCATTTTTTGGTGATTTAGGATGGCACATAACCTTTTATGATGACAATAGTTATCGCCTCGGATTTGTGGCATCAGCAAACAACGCAACAGTTCCTGTTTCTGGATATAGCAACATTGCTGGCTATACTGGCACGATAACACTCACTGCCGCACCCAGCGGGATTCCTGTGGCGAGTACGGCAAGTGTGGTCATTGGGAATGCTGGTGCTGGGAATAATGGGACGTATGTAAAGAAAGTTCCACAACAATTACTATTAACCACAGGACCAGTGTCACTATATTCAAACATAGCTGGAGCTTGTTATGTGCTTGGTGCTGAAAATGCCGATGGCAGAATTTTACTTAGTCCAGATGCACAGGCTTGGGATGATCTTGAAGCTGGAAACCCACAATTTGGAACTCCCCTTGGAAGCTGGAAACTTGGATATGTTTACTACGAAGGAGGAGATACTAGTGCTTGGTTGTTCACAGAGATAGCCACAAACGCATCCACAAATACATCCTACATTCCAGACACTGGCTGGTCTCCATCCATCACCATCACCGCCGCTTAATGCCCCTCCTCCTCATCACCCTCTTTCTCTGCTCCTGCTCGCCAAAGCCAGCGGATAATAATGTACTGCCTCGCTATTCCGATATGGGAGCAGCCACGGACGCTGGTAATGTCAAATGAAACGCATTGCAACATGGGTCACAGTCCTGGGCTTGCGTTTATTGCTGACGGCAAAGGATTACGCCTGTTTCATGGAGGCACTGAAGTGTGCCGAGGACAACAACAGGCTTGCAAGGGGAACGAGGTATATCGGGGCCGTGAAGCACCTACTGTCAGTCAACAGATCAATCAAAAGGATGGTGGCGGACGGAAGGGACCGGGACGAGGTCGTCGGTGCGGTCGTACATCTTGCGGTCAGTCTCAAGTACCTGGAGTCTCGCAATGAGTGAGGACCAGGTATGGAGCATAGAGGTCAAACTGGCCCGGATGGAAGAGCGCCAGGTCCAATTGTACAACATGGTCGAGACCTCCTTGTCAAAGTACGGAGATGTGGTAAACAGGGTATCTGCCTTAGAGCACTTCCGGACAAAGGCGCTAGCCATAGCCGGGATTATTGGACTGATCTGCTCAATAGCCTGGGACATGCTTAAAAATCGTTTAGGGAATTAGGAGATAATACAATGGCATCATTTAACGCAGGAGCAACATTTACAGACGGAGTATCAAACGATGTAACAGCCATAAAACTTGGCTTGCTCGTTACCAACGCAACTCCCACTTCTGGTTTTATCCAGGATCGCACGTCAGAGACAGTTATTGCTACTAATGACACATTGCTCATTGGCGACGCTTCAGACTCAAACAATCTGAAGAGGATGACAGTAGCCAACGTAATGAAGGCCGAGCTTACCGGAACGATCAATACAACGGCAGGAACGATTGCTACGCTTAACAGCACTACTGGCACGATCCCAACCCTAGTCGCAACAACCCTCATTACCACAGGCACAGGCACAGCCGCAGCCCCAGCCATCGTTCCCACAGGCGATACCAACACAGGCATCTTCTTCCCCGCCGCTGACACGATTGCGTTTAGCGAGGGTGGTGCGGAGGCAATGAGAATTGATTCAAGTGGCAACGTTGGGATTGGGACTAATTCTCCACTCGTCTCTGCTGGATTTACTTCATTAACTATTAACGGCACAACTAGCGGAATTTTAGAAATCAAATCAAACGGAACTCAAAAGGGAGCATTTTTTAATGACGGAAGTTTGACTAGATTGAGGTCTAGTGGAACACTAGCATTTGATGCCAATAATACAGAGGCAATGAGAATTGATTCGAGTGGTAATGTTGGGATTGGGATAAGTCCATCAGGAAGGCTCCATGTCGCCGCCGACCAAAACACGATGTTATTCCAAAGCACAACCTTAACAAAACACTTACTCAATAGCTACTTTAATGGTGATTCAGTAAATCTTTACATGGGAGTTGAGGGGTCTTCAACAGGCAGGACGGATGTAAGTGGTACACTTGACAGCGCATCTTTTTTTGGTTCAAGAACGGCTCATCCAGTGCAGTTCATATCAAACAACTCAGCAAGGATGACCATTGATTCGAGTGGGAATGTTGGGATTGGAATGACACCAACCGCACAACTAGAACTATCCACCGACAGCGCAAAGAAGCCGTCAACTAACACTTGGACAATCGCATCTGACCGAAGGTTAAAAACCAACATTACAAACGCTGATAATGATCGGTGCTACGAAATTGTTAAGCAAGTTCCACTCAAACGCTACACTTGGAAGAGTGAAGTTTATTCTCAAGAGCAAGTTAAAGACAGGAGCAAATTGGGCTGGATTGCACAAGATGTAGAAGCAGTGTTTCCTAAAGCCGTTGGAACAAACAGATTTGCCTACAATCAAGTCTTTGAAGATGTAGTCACACCAGAATTGGATTCTGATGGTAATACTGTTCTTGATGAGAATGGCGTAGCCAAAACAAAGACAGAGAAGAGATTGGTTAGCGAGGATGTTATTGAAGATTGCAAAGACCTTAACTCTGACCAGATTTATGCGGCTATGTATGGCACAATTCAAAAGCTGATTGAGAAAGTGGAGTTCTTGGAATCCAAAGTGGCAACCCTGGAGGCCGCTTGACCCTAACCGAGATCGCTCAGTTTGCCGGAGAGAAGATTGGAAAAACCGATTCCGACACTCTTACGTTCCGCGGCCTGTGAAGTAGTACTGGGTTGGAGTTCCTGTCCTATTGTCGTCCAGTAGGTCGGCGTCTTGGCTAATGATTGTCTGCAAATCTACTGCCAGCAGTTCGCTGTCACCATACGCAATAGAAAGAGGATTTTCTACCAATGACCCTAGCGTCACTGTCCTAGTAGACGTGGATACCGAGTACGTCGAGCTAGTGACACTCTCGCGCCAGGGTGCAAAGTTCCAGACGCGACGGTAGTTTAGCGATGCTGACTTCTGCAAGAACGTAAGAGTGTCGGAATCGGTCTTTCCAATCTTCTCTCCGGCAAACTGAGCGATCTCGGTTAGGGTCAAGCGGCCTCCAGGGTTGCCACTTTGGATTCTAAGAACTCCACTTTCTCAATCAGCTTTTGAATTGTGCCATACATAGCCGCATAAATCTGGTCAGAGTTAAGGTCTTTGCAATCCTCAATAACATCCTCGCTAACCAATCTCTTCTCTGTCTTTGTTTTG